ACATATGGCAGGACAAGTTTCTAAAATAGAAGACCGCATGGAAAACATGATGTCAAATAGCGTTAACATTGAAAGACTTCAAAAGGATATGGAAAAGGTTTTATCCGATATAGAAAAATTAAAAGATAAGCAAAGAAGTTTTGCTAATGGCACACGCTAATGCCAAGACCTGTAAGAAAATGGATAGTTAGATTAAGAATGTGGTACGCTGATATACGAGGACATCATGGACATAGATGGAATTATGAACCATCAGAGCATTACTTAGGAAGGAAGAAAAAATAATGATTGAAGTTGTAACAGCACTAATGCTATTTTTAAACGGCACAATGATTGAGCACGTTTATAAACCTGACTTAGGTGCGTGTCTTAAATCAAAACGTATAGCTTCGCATGAATTAAATCCAAAGCGAGTAGTCTTTAGATGTAAGATTGTTAAAGCTAAAATAGAATTAGACGACCAAGCAAGATATGGAAAACGGATACTTAAAGTATTGGAGGGTAATGAATAAGAAAACATATAAAATATTTTTACTTACATTACTCTTATTATTCTTTGGGGTTTGTGGTGTAGCATTCGGAGGCGAAGCTGAAGATGTTGCAAAGAAAAAAGGATTAATTGATTTAAGTCCTTCAGTCCCTGAGAAAGGTATTGTCTTTGCAGTATGTATATTTGCTGTTGGTGAAGATGGAACTAAATACTTAGTAGACCATAGAGCCGCAATTAATATGGGTCATTGTCTTAAAGAAAAAAGAAAAGCAGAATTAAAATATAAAGACCCTAAACACAGAAAGTTAATGGGTGGTACAAGATTTGTTTTTGCTTGTGATAAGGTAGATGCATTAGTAGAAATACAAGAAAATGGAGATTGGAAAATTTTAAAAATATTAGGTAAACATACAGCAGCTTATAAAAAAAAGAAAAGCTATGAATAAAATTAAGCTCTTTATAGAAAGGAGAAACAATGGCTAAAAAGAAAAAGAAAAAAGGCAAAAAGAAAAATAAAAAAAATAAAAAGAAAAAGAAATAAATAAATAAATGATGGATACCATAGGTTTAATTCTACTGCTCTGTTTTATAATCTATGTTATCTATGATTTAAAAAATAAATGATAAACGATAAACTTATAACAATCCTGATTGCTATTTTGTTAGCACTCGGAGGATGGAATTTAAAAGAAACTTATAGCATATCTAAAGATATGGTTTTGATTAAGGAGAAGGTGGCGACTATTCAAAATGAGGTATCGAACTCTAAAAATTTTAAAAAGAAGAAGAAACGCAAGAAGAAAAATGAAAACAATTAATGCGTGGGTTCGATATATAACTATATTTCTTTTTAGTATTTTATTCTTTTTAATCTCAGGGTGTGAAAATACAAGACACTCGATTGGTATCTCAGGTAAACCTTTGAGTACTGACATGGAGCAAGATATTAAAATGAATTATAAAATTATTTTCGGCAAGGTGAGACCGAAGGAAGATGATGACGATTAAACTGTCTAGGAATGAAAAACATCCCTTGCAATTTTTTCTAAGTCTGTATGTAATTCTGTAAAATTAGTTCTACACTCTCTCAACATAGCTTGTATTACCCCTGCATTTGCTTTTTTAAAATATAAAGGAATCTTATCCATAGGAAAATTTTTAAATTCACTAATAAACTGTCCTTGATTATTAATAATTAATTTGAAGCCCATTAAATAGGCTTCTTTTTTTTTGGTTCTTTTAGATTTACTTAGCTTTCGTGGGGGTAGCATGGGCTTTCCGCATTAAATCAACAAAGGTATCATCTTCATCTTTATTTATTCTTAATTTAGTCATTGGTTTATCGCCCTTCTTATATATTTCTACAGTTTTAACTCTAACAGGATTGGTCATAAAAGTAGGAAGTCTTAGATTATTATAACTTTTAACCATAAAGAATCCATCATCTGCTATACCAAATGTTTGAATATTTTTTATATCCATATCAGGAGAACCCACTAAACATAATCGCATATGATAGACAGTAGGTTTACCTTCAACAGGCTTTCCCTTCATGGAAAAGACTTTACTTTTTTCATCCATATTATTTCTCTCTTATAATACTTTTGCGTAAAGCTCTTATAAGTTCTTCAACTTTATCTATAATAGCAATTAAAGATTTATCTTTTATAAACCTTTGTTCTGCTTTTAATTCATCATACTCTCTTAATGGAATCGTTACAGTTCTTTGTGAAGTAATTTCATCTTCATAAGTAGATGCTGTAGCTCTATCTTGTTCTTCATTCATTATTTTTTAGAGCACTTTCTATCTTAGAAGAGTATCCTTTACTTACAAAACTAGGTTCAGTTCTCACCTCACCTACTACTCCTCCTTGTCCATCATCATCTATTAAACTATCCACACTTGTTGTATGAATTTCATTTAACTTTTCATTGTTTCTAGTTATCTTCTTCTTTAGGTGTTCTTTAAGTTCACCTATTCTTACGTATAACATTTTATCTATGTGAGGAGTAATTCCATACATAGGTAAATCGTTAAGAGCAGAAATTATTCTACGAAAACCTCTTGCTCTTTTTTCTAATTGAGTTATTGATGCTTCATTAATCATCATAGTCCCTTTCCAATATCATTTCTAGATAGTGTATTGCCTTTTCTATATCCTTCCTCTTTCCTTTTTTTTGATGTCTGCATATATACTTAATAGCATTTCCTTCTGCAAACAATATTTTATTTTCATTAATAAATTCTGCAGGTTGAATCTTCATAGAGTTATAATGATTTCCATCTACCTGCTTACTTAATGAATCATATGTCGTACCTTTAAACATTCCTTTGTCTGTCATTACATAGCAATAGGACCTTCGTTAGCCATCCTTGCTCTCCTTTTATCTCTTTCTGTGGGTTCTAAGCTATCATTTAAATCATCTATAGTCCAATGAGGATTCTTTTTTAATTTTTGAACTATCCATTTATAAGACCATGGTTGTAAACGTAATGTAGTTCCTTGCCAATAATGAGTTTGATTAGGTAATAATGTAAAGACATTCTTAACATTTACTTTAGCTTGTTCATTAGGACTTAACAAACCTTTAAGCCAAGCTACCATAATATGTTTAGCTTTGTTTCTTATCTTNCTCATTTGTTTNGTGTTCATTTNTTTTTCTTCTTCTTATAAATATATTTANAATCTTTAATAAAATAAATTATAAGTCCTCCANNAAGACTTAATAATAAAAAACCTACTATAGCTTTAGCCATCGTTATCATCTTAACCCCCAATAAATTAAAACTAAAGGTATAATAATAAAACTAAAGGTATAATAATATGTTCAACAATTTCATATAAACAAATAAAAATTAAAAGCCATGTAAAAAATATACTTGTTTTAGATTTTTTAATTAAAAACTTAAACATTCCTTCATGCCATGTAGTAATTTTATGTGTAAGTTTTAATAATTTTTCTTTCATTATTCTGCCTCCATCATGGGAGCATTAACAATGGGTTCTAATTCATTCTGTAGTTTCTCTGATACAGAAAGATTTTTACCATTACTTCCCATATTATAAAATGTATACTTAACAGTTAGTTCTTCCCATGCCTTTATATTTTTTATAGTAACTAAATTATATTTAGTATAATTCTCTGCTTGTAATTTTACTTTCTCACAATTAGGTTCATCTGAATGATTTATAAATCCACCTAAAGGTGTACGAATTAATTCATTTTTTATCTTAATATGAGATACACCAAGATTTGTACCTTCTTTTATAAAAGATAATGTAACTAAACCATACCCCTCTATCTTACTCTTCTCAATTCTAAGTCCTTCAGGTAATGGTTTATATAAGTCTTTATCTTTTTCCATAAGTTTGTAATTCTTCTGAAAAGTTTTTAGTTATCTCTTCAACATTAGGTTGTCTGCTTACTGCAGCTAAGTAAACATATCTATTAGAATATTTAAATACTCTTAATCCTTTACCATCATTAGCATCCTTATAACATTCCCATTTATGTGCACAAAACTGACACCCAATAGGTAAAGATTTATTTCCACCTTTTGTTTCTGATAATTGATAACACTTCTCAGGTGGTGTCTTACTCTTTAAAGTATCTTGTAAAGTTTTAATTAAATTTGGAACATTAGGTTTAGCTAACTCATCAGGTTTATAGAAACAAACATCTCCACTTGATTTATCCATAACCAAGAAACCTCCGCCAGTTGTACCCATCCCTGCTTCATATCCTGATAGCTGGGCATGATAACCAAAGGGGTCATCACCAACTAACTCACCTGTTTTAAATTTCTTAAAACTAAATGATGATGCTGACTTAACATCACACACTTCACCATCTACTGTCGCATCTATATGTCCTTTAATATTATCTATCTCTACTTTCTTTTGTTGGTCTCCTATTTTATGTCCAGTTAATTCTGCTAGATATAATAATAGATGTTCTAAAATATGTCCATATAAAAATTTAATATTTAAACTAGCATCATAAGATTTAGTTTTCTTTGGACTAAATCTATCATACCATAATTGTCTAGGTGGTTTACCTAGTACTGACATTCTTAACTTCCCATCTTTTTCTCTAACAGGATTGTTCCATGAATTAAAAGCTTCCTTAATATTCTTAAGGAACTTATCCATGTTCTCTTCTGTTACGTTGGCAGGTTTACCATTCGATATTCCAGCGACTAATGTTTTAATATCAGTAGCTATAGTATCAATGCGTTTCTGACCAGTTGTTTCCGATTTTATATTTTCCATCTAAGGGACACCTTATTTTTAATTCCTTTCCTGCATTTATAATTGCTTGTACTCCAAGCTTTCCAAATTCTTCAGCTCGGTTTTCTTCCACTTCATATTGGAACTCATCATGCACATTAACAATTGGAACTGCTTTCATTCGCTTACTTCTAACATATTCCTCTACCAATGTCAACGCTTTCTTCATAACACACGCACCAGCACCCTGTAATAGGGTGTTTAACGCAGCGTGGGGGTGTCTTATGAGGATTTTTCTTTGGTCGAGACCTCTGAGCCATCTTTTTTTAGCCACTCCATCCACTCTTTCTCGTAGTCGTTTAAAACTTGGTGTAGCTCTAAGAAATTTTTCTTTAACTCTTTCTCCATCTCTTTCAGACCTTTTGATGATACTTCCGATTTTTTTTGAACCTGCTCCATAAATGAGTGCGTATATAAATGTCTTCGCCTCATCTCTTGACTCCAAGCCAGTCCTAATCTGATTTGTTGTGTGTATATCTCCATTAATGATTTCATGTGTATAATCCTTATCGTTCATGTAGTGTGCTAACATCCTCAACTCAAGTCCTGAAGCATCAACACCTACTAATTTATAACCTTTGTTTGCAATCCATAACTGCCTACATTCTTTTCCGTAGGGTGAATACACAGCAGGAACTTGAGCCATATTGGGCGACTGATGACTCATCCTTCCAGTAATTGTACCATTGGTAATTACTTTGCCATGTACTCTCCCATCTTCTCTAGTAGCTTCAATCCAAGAACTGACTTGAGCAATTCTTTTCTGAAGCATGAGAAATTTATTAATAAGTTTTGCTTCAGGAATATTTTTAATTTCTGACAAAACTTTTTCATCTACAATAGTATGTTTCTTTTCTGTAAACTTCTTAGGTTTCCATCCTAACAGAACTAATCGTTCAGCTATTTGTTGACGTGAACCTAAATTAAATTCTTTATATTTAACCTTTGTAAAAGGAACTCCCTTAACATATCCTCTAGATTTATTATTTGACTTAGGAATAAATTCTGTTTCTATTTTTAATGGAGGAAAAGTTTTTCTTACAATAGTTTGAAGCTCATTCATGTCTTCTTGAAACTTAGCTTGTAACATATGAGCACCTACAACATCTATCATAAATCCTTTTTTATGTTGTCGTTGAATAATCTCGGCAACTTTATGTTCTAACTCAATAGACTCTCCAAAATCTACCATCTTTCTACCAAGAAATTTATATAACTTCTCTGTTAAATCAACATCATTCCTGCAATACTTTAACATCTCTTCACTAAAATAATCAAAGTTATCAAACTCAATTTTCTTTTTATAAAGTTTTTCACCCCAGTTTTTTAATGAGTGTCCACCCTCTAGCATAGGGTTAAGCAATCTAGATAAAACTAATGTATCAGTTATCTTACAATTTTTAAATACATCATATCCAAAAAATTTATTTAATACTGGTATATCAAATCCAATAATGTTATGTCCAATAACTTCTTTAGTTTGTTTTAAAAAATCTGCAAACCTATGTACTCTATCTTCTTTAAATTGATAATAAGTATTGTTATGTTTACAAACAATGCACCAAATTTTATCTACGTTAAGAGTTGTTTCAATATCAAATATTACTTTATCAAAAGTCACTTGATGTTACCTCTGCTAATCTGCCAGTATCCATATCATACTTTAAGTCACAACAAGGTCCAGTAATACCTGAGAATCTATTCTTTAACACTCTTACCTTAGTGGTATGTCGGATTTCAGGGTCATCGTGCTGTGCGTCTCTCTCAAGCCCTATAACCATGTCACTTAACTGACCTATAGAAGCCGAACCTCTTAGTTGAGATAGAGATGTAGCTGCACCCTCTTCATGTCCTTTACCATCAGGTCTCCTTAAATGTGAGACTACTATCATAGCTATGCCTGTTTCCTGTACAAGAGTTCTAAGTCTAGTCATTATTTCATCTAAAGCTTTTCTCTCATCTCCATGTGACTGGTCTGATACTATGATACTAACATGGTCTATGATAATATATTTACAATCTAATCCTTTAGCTAAATATCTTACTCTTGAAATTATATTATCAATAGTGTTAGAACCAAAATGGTCAAACAAAAATACTCTACCACTACCTGTGGTTGCATCAAAATGTTTTTGCCATTCTTCTTTAGAAATATGAACATCAGGTAAATGTAATCTTTGATTCGCCTCAATACTCATTATCCCCTTAGATGTTACTACAGGATTTTCTTCCAACATTAATAAACCAAGATTATCTTTTGTTTGTTTTAATAGATGATGGACTACCTCTCTAATTACTTGAGTCTTACCCAACCCACTACCTGAAGTAAAGGTAACTAATTCAGAAGCTCGTAAACCATAAGTCATTTTATTTAATCCTTCAAATGGATACTGAACAAATGATTGTACACTAGGTTTAATGATGTCATCAAATAAAGTATTGGCATTAATAATACCATCAGGAGCAAATCGTTTTGCATTCCAAAATGCTTGAGTATAAATCTGTATTTTATTTTTAACTAAACAATCTGAAGCATCTTTAAATTCTTGAGGGAGATGCATAATTTTACATTTCCCAGGTGAAAATAATTCAGCTACTTTTAATGCACCCTCTTTACCTTGTTCATCATTATCAAAATTAATAAGAATATTTTGAAATTGTTCTAGCCATTCGAGACTATTCTTAATATCTTTAACTGCAGAAGCTACACCATGTTTAATACTTACTACTGGAGTTTCATACTTACCTGTATAAAACATTTGATAAGCTGATAAACAATCTATCTCACCTTCAGTAATTATAATAAATTTATTTTTAGAGAATAAATGTTCTCCAAATAATCCTGCTTGGTGAGTGTTGCCCTGCACACTAAATTCTTTTGACTTTGTATATCTAGTTTTTGTTGCAATCTTTGAACCTTGTTTATCATGGTAAGGATAATAATGATTAGTTATACTACCCATATTATCTGTCTTAACAGATACACCATATTTTTTACAAGTATTTTCTGAAATATTTCTGTCTACTATTTCTGTAAAGTCTGATTTGCTCACATATAAATCTTTATATTCTTGTTTGCCATTTGTTATTGGTTGTGTTTCCATATCATATTCCTTTATATATTGCTGACATGAAAAACAATAAGCCGAACTATCTGCATTAACAGAAACCGCATCACTACTTTTACATAGTGGAC